CCTCGCCGAACTCGTTTTTGATGGCGATGTAGTCCTTCTCGGTGGCCAGCAGGATCTCCGCCTGGTTCTTGATTTTCCGGTTGATGTAGTCGATCTTCTTGTTGGACTTCTCGGTCACCTCGGCGCTGTCCTCGTACAGGGCGCTCCAAAGCTCGTATTCGTCCTCCGCGGTCTTGGCATCGGTCTCGTACCGCTCCTGAATGACCTTCAGGATGCTGTCCTGCTTGCTTCTCTGAAGCTCCGCAAGGGTCTTCTGCTCGCTCAGCAGGGTGCCGTATGCATCTTTCGTCTTGCTGTTGTTCGCGCCCACCTTGGCCAGCAGGGTGTCGTACTGCTCTTTTGCAATGGCCACCCGTTTGGTCTGGAGCTCGATCTCCTTTGTCAGGCTCTCGGTCTTTTTGGTGATAAGTTCTTCCACCGTGGCCGTGTCGCCGCCCGTCACTTCCCACAGCGCGTATTCGCCGGTTGCGTTGGATATCTCGGTCTTGTTGGCCTTCAGCTGGTCGGAGAATGCACTTGTCAGCGTGTCTGCCAGTGACTTACCGGCCTTGGAGGCTTTGGACTTAGTGGTGCCGCCGCCCGCTCCGTCCAGTGCATCATCCACGGCGTTCTGGTAGTAGTCGGTCAGCGCGCCAAAGGGGTTCATCTTGCCCCATGTGCTGTCCACAGCATTCTTGATCTCCTCCACGGTAGAGGGGGTCTTGTTGCCAGGCTTCTTGATGCCGCTGTTGGAGGGGATCGGTACAGTATCCTGCGCCGCCTGCTTTGCTGCATTCTGTGCGCCCTTCAGTCCATGTTGATAAACGGGGTTGCCCAGATGGAGCGAATCCATCTTCATGGCGTTGTACAGCCCAACCATGCTGTTCTGTACGGCAATGGTCGCCTCATCCAGAGCAGTGGTCATACCGTCTTTTACCGCAAGGGCCGCATTGTAAGCACTGTTCCGCAGCTCGTCCTGTTTCGTCTTGTCGCCAATGCCCAGAATCGCACCCTCAAGGATGTTCTCTGCATCACTGGCTGCAACGTCACTGGGCGAATGGATGCCCCAGAAGGTGGTGAAGACATTCCGAATGGAGGTCGCCGCGTGCAGCATGTTGGCCTTGGCCTGCGCCAGTGCACTGGGGTCTGCAATGCCCTGTGCCAATCCCAAGGTGACATACTGGCCGATCTGCGCCATGACCTTGGACGGAGAATGGGTGTCGAAGGCCGTTTTGCTGGTATCGATTACAGCGTTTGCAACCTCTTCGGAAGCGTCCGTCGCGTCTTTCTTGCCTTCGAGCTGGCCTTTTGCCACGCCTTCGCTTGCATTTTTGCCAACGCCTGCAAACGTCTGGTAAATACCGGCTGCAAACGAATCGCCGTTTTTCAGTTCATCCAGAATATCGGCAAAGGGCTGCCAGAAACTTTTCTGAACGATCTGTGCATTTGTGGAAATATTGTCGCTCGTTCCGCCCCAATTGGCAGGATCAAACGGGTTATGCTCAGCGCACCAGCCCTTGAATTTACTCCACAGGTCATCCAATGCGGGTTCGATCATCTCCCAGAGATTCGCCAACAGTTTCACAATGGCAACGATCGCCGCTGTACCCAGAGCGGTAAGTGCAAGAGCGATCGGCTCCGCACACTCGATGATCGTATTGCAGAGCACCTTTACCACTGCGATCAATGCTTCCTGAATGTCCGGTGCAGCGTTGATGATGGCGGTGCAGATGGGGCCTGCAAACATGGAAAGCACGCCGATGACGGCCATCGCGCCTGTCAGCTTCAGCGCCCCGGATGCAAACTTGTCAAATGCCGTTCCCAGCACGGTCAACCCGGCCGAGAGCATCGGGAACACGCTGTTCAGGGCACCGGCACCCAGCAGAATAGCGATCATTCCGCTCAGTGCAACACCTGCGGAGAGCAGGGATCCCCACTTGACAAAGTTGAAAATAGCGCAGGCCGCAGCCAGTTTGATCATGCCGCCGGAAAGGGTACTGATGACCCAGGCAGCCTGTAAGCCTTCGCCGGACATTCTCGCCAGCAGGGCC